CCATCTCTATTAGATCTTGTTTGTAAGTCCTAATCGCTTGTTGAGAGTCTTTTATAAAACGACCTTTGTCATCTCTTGCCATTGATATTCCTATGTGATTGTTTTTTCTGCAAAAAACTTTGAAGTATTATTCTTACAATCCTGCTTTTTTTAATCTTTTATCATACTCTGGATTTTCTTTTCTTTTTTTAGCAAGTAACTTATCCCAATCAGATTGTTGTTTCTTAATTTTAGCCATGACATTTTTCATTTCAGGATCTTTAGCTAATTGTTTTTTTATCTTGTTAGCGTGTCTTCCAGCTAAAGCTTTAGCCAAAGTGCTTAAAAACTCTTTAAGAACTGATTCGTTTTTATAAGTGTATCTGCCTATTCTTCCAGACATAAATTACTCCATAGGATTATAAGTTTTGATTCAGTAATAAATATCAAATAGACAAATTTTTCTATTTATATTACTTATACCTCTGTTGCGTTTTTTTTCTAGCTTTTTCTATTTCCTTATTTTCATCTGAATATTGTTTATTAAGACGAGTCAAATAGACTTTACGCAAATATATTGGTAGGTTGTATACCTCATTGAAAGTGAAACCACCTTTATGATAGTATATTAATTGAAATATTTCTTCGTGAATATCTTTTTTGTGTTTAGGCTGAAGGCCAAAAAAACTGAGCAGTGATTTCCACTGCAACCTCCTGTTCTGTTCCATCTTCAAAGGTTGCTGTAGTAGTCATATCAACATCAGGGTTAATAGAATTTATAAACTTTCTTATCTCCAATGAATCTACTGATAATAATTCATTGTCAACAAATTTGTTTATGGCGGTTCTTGATGAATCACCATCAACGGAAGTAACTAATCTTTTCATACGACTTGTCATACTTTGCACTAATCCACCAGCAACTTTTCTTAACCTTTCGGCTTCCAATGTAAGTTCTTTTTCATCCAGATGTGTGAGAAATTTAAGAGTAATGTCTCTTTTAGCATTTGGTAAATGAAATGAAAATTCATTAACACCCTCAGTTAAATCCTTAAAATCAACTTCTTTATCATTTAATGTTGTTAAATCTACTGATGCAGTTGTTTCTTCTCCATCATCGTTTGTCATAGAAAACTGATATTGTTTACCATAAGCAAGTATTCTAGCTGCGATAATAAGTGCATTCTTGTCACCTATGAGTAAATCACCTATTTTAATTTTTTTATCTACTATTAGAGATTCTAAAAGTTTATCTATTGCAGTTCCCTGCTTTAGTAGATTAGGTGAAGTAAGAATGTCTTCTTCACGCGCGGTCATGTATTTCATCTCCACTTTACCTGAAGAAAGTGGGTTGTCTTTTGGATAAAAATATCCCTGCGACGGAAGATTTACTTCTTCCGTCGGAAATTTAGTTTCTGCCATAGAGTTATCCTCTGATTAATATCATTAAGATTTAAAACCTGTTTATTATAACTATATTAGTAATTCTTGAAATTACAATTTATTTTGATGGTGAAAATTTGTCCTTAATTGGTTTCAAAACCATATCGAAAACAATGTCATCGTATTTAGTTGGGGTAAGTTTTACAATTTTCTCTACTGCGTAAAGAACTACCAAAACGTATTCCCAATTTGCTGCTATCCATTCACTCATTTTATACTCCTATTAGATTAGAATTGTAAGATTGCGTAATCGTATTGTAATGTTAAGGTTATATCTGCTGGTTCGCTAGACTCAAAAGCTATCTCACCAAAGTTTGCAGTTGATATATAAGCACCTTTTAAAGTCCACTCTTCTACTATATCACCGACTGGACCTAACATATTAAATGTAATATCTTTTTTGTAAAAATCTGCATATCCGTCTCTACCTGTAACCGACTCATGACCTAAACGAACCCATTCCATAACTGCTTGTGCACCACTTGGAACGATAGGATCGTATAACGTGATATCAATGGGTTGCCAAGTTCCTTTACCTTTTAAATGTCTCTTAACATTTATATGGTCTAAAATCATCTCCTCAAACTGAATCTGTGGTCTTCCTCCAGCTTTAATTAAGTAAGATGGTATACCCTCGATATACATAATAAACCGATTTTTTGTTTTCGGTTCAAACGGGGTAAAAAATATTTCGTTGGTATCTAAAATGTCAGGCATTATTTGTCTCCGTTAAAAGCAATTTTTTATCTTCGTATATAAATATCACAAACTAAAAAAAATGATAATATCAATATTACATAGTTCTTGTTAGTTTTATAGTAGTTTTATAGAAAAAGAAAAACCCCAACCGAAGTCGGGGTTTTCCATATACGTCAGCGTATGTTATAAGATAAATTACTCAGGGAACGATGCGCCTGTAGGTTGAACAACAAAATCCAACACGATGAACTCAGCAGTTCTCGTAGGTTGAATAAATATCTGTCCTACCAATCTGTTTCTATCTACAACATCAGGAGTATTGTTAGTTTCATCCATTACTACTCTGAATGCACTTAAACCACTATTGGATTGTACACTTTCAAGATAAGGATTAA